GGTTCTACGAGGCGTGGGGCGAGCCGTATTCCCATGCCGTCGCGTGGCTTCAGAGCCTGGGCCTAGTCTGGGACACCATGTTTCTGCCCCACGACGCCGACCACGTTCGCCAGGGCCAGACCACGAACAAGAGCCCCCGGCAGATGCTGGAAGAGCTCATGCCCGGCGTCCGGTGGGAAGTCGTGCCCCGGATCGATGACGTAAATTGGGGGATCCAGCAGACGCGCGACATGTTCCCGCTGATNTGGTTTGATGAGGAGCAGTGCAAAGAGGGTATCATCCACATAGAGNTGTACCGGCGCCGGTGGAACGACCGCCAAGGCTGCTGGTCGAGCGAGCCGGACAAGACNGGCGGGCATTCTGAAGCGGCCGACGCGCTGCGGCAGATGGCGCAAGCCTACGCCGGTGGGATCATCAACGTGAACCGAGGCGCCGTGAAGCGCAGCCGCCCGCGAAGCTGGCGCGTCGCATAGGAGAGAACATGAAATACCGCAAGAAGCCCGTGGTCATCGATGCCTACCAACTGCCGCCAGCCGGCGAGGACGTACCAGACTCTTTTGAGACGTGGTGCGAGCAGGTCGGCTTTACCGAGTTCACGTCCGGGCGCGATGGAACCCTGGTAATTCCAACCATGGAGGGTGACATGGTGGCGTCGCCTGGCGACTGGATCATCAAGGGTGTGGCTGGTGAGTTCTACCCGTGCAAGCCCGAGATCTTCGCCGCAACCTACGAGCCTATGCAGGAATGACCATGACCCGACCCGCCATTGACCTGACCCGCTACCATTTCGTCCGCGAGCTGGGCGACATCCGCCTGTACGGAACCTGGCTGTACCACGAAGAGGACGACGACGACGAGCCTTGCCTGGTGCTGGTGCCGGCCTACCGGACGCATGGTGTAGTGCCGTGCGTTGTAGCGCTGTCGGCGGCTTTCAAGTATGATGACCCGCGACATCTTGCGGAAATGTCGGCGCAATTCGCGCGTGCGCTCGGCTTTGGCGACGACCGTTGGGCAGCGATGAAGATCGGCAGCATCATCCATGATCACCTGCTGGATCTGATCACGATGCCCGAGAACCCCACCGAGGCAGTGGTGGGCGCGACCGCCAACGTCGATTTTGGCGACGGCCGCAAGCGCACAGTGGAGATCCTGGACCACGAGCCTATCCCGCAGGCGTAGCCCGTAGGCGGAGCGATGTTTGACCTGAACGACGACGACCTGACCAAGGTAAAACCGGCCCGGACGGACGAGAANGANCCCAGTCCGGGCGAATCCATCGCCCACGCCGATCCGAACGATTTGGATAGCGACGCGAACCGGATTCTGCACGGCAAGCTGCTGAGCTACTACCGGCAGGAGCTCGACCGCCAGGAAGAGAACCGGGCGGAAATGGCTATCGANGAGGANTACTACGATAGCATCCAGTGGACCGAGGACGAGATACGGGAGCTGCGCGAGCGCGGNCAGGCGCCGACCGTCTACAACGTCATTGCCACGACGGTNAACTGGATCATAGGCAGTGAGAAACGCGGCCGGGCTGACTTCAAGGTACTGCCCCGCCGCAAGGATGGCGCGAAGGCCGCCGAGCGCAAGACCGCGCTCCTCAAATACCTGTCCGATGTCAACTGGCTGCCCTTCGAGCGCTCGCATGCTTTCGAGGAGGCGGTGAAGGCCGGGCTGGGCTGGCTGGAATCGTCCATCCAGGACTCCGACGACGGCGAGCCGATCTACGCGGGCGCGGAGAGTTGGCGGAACATCATCTTTGATTCCACCTACCGGCGTCTGGATATGCAGGACTGCCGGTATATCTTCCGGGTCAAGTGGGTTGACCTGGATGTTGCCATTGCGTTGTTCCCCGAGCGCAAGGCCCAGCTGATCGACGCATCGACCGACGGTTACGACTTCGGCGGCGTGGACGACGCGGACGGCGACATGGCCATGGACTCGCTGGAGTATGAGCGCTCGATGTCCGGCGCAAGCCGGGATCACATGGGAACCGGCCGGCGGCGCGTGCGCCTGATCGAGGCGTGGTTCCGCGTGCCCGAGCGCGTGAAGAAACTCAAGGGCTGGCAATCTGATTTCCGGGGCGAGATCTTCGACCCGGAGGACGAGCGCCACGTCCTGGAGGTGCAGGAAAACCGGGCGTCCGTTGTGGAGTCGCCCATGATGCGCATGTACTGCGCCATCATGACGACCAAGGATCTGATCTGGAAGGGGCCGAGCCCCTACCGGCACAACCGTTTCCCGTTCACTCCGATCTGGGGCTACCGACGCGCCCGCGACGGCATGCCCTACGGGATCATCCGCCATCTCCGAGGGATGCAGGATGACGTCAACAAGCGTCTGTCCAAGGCGCTGTACATCCTGTCGAGCAACAAGGTGCTCTACGAAGAGGGCGCCATCGATGACGTCGAGCTGTTCCGACTGGAAGCCGCCCGGCCGGACGGCATGCTGCCGGTCAAGAACGGCAAGCTGGGCGCGGTCAGGATGGACGTGGACCGGGATCTTGCACCGGCGCACCTGGAGCTCGCTTCTCGCTCGATCCAGATGATCCAGCAGGTCGGCGGCGTGACCGACGAGCTACTGGGCCGTGCGACNAATGCGGTTTCCGGAGTGGCCATCCAAGCCCGCCAGGAGCAAGGAACGGTCGGGACGAGCACGTTCTTCGATAACCTGCGCTTGGCCTTCCAGCAGCACGGCGAGAAAGAGCTTTCCCTGATCGAGCAGTTCATGACCGAGGAACGGCAGTTCCGGATCACGAATGCCCGAGGCAACCCCGAATACATCACGGTCAACGATGCCGACCCCGAGAACGACATCACCCGCACCAAGTCGGACTTCGTGGTAGACCAGTCTGAATGGCAGGCATCCTTGCGCCGGGCGGCCGTGGCCGAGCTTCTGGATCTGGCTCAGAAGATGCCGCCGGAAGTCGTCATTGCGATGCTGGACTTGCTGGTCGAAAACATGGACATCCCCAACCGCGACGAGATCGTCAAGCGGATCCGTGCCATCAACGGCCAGCGCGACCCGGACGCCACCGAGCCGACGCCGGAAGAAATGCAGCGCATGCAAGCCGCCCAGATGCAACAGCAGTTCAACGACGAGCTGGCCATCGCGCAACTGGCCGAGCAGAAGGCCAGGGCCCTGAAGGCCGAAGCCGACGCGATGCTGGCCGCCGCGAGGGCGAAGCATGCCGACAAGCAGGCGGTGCGCGAAGGCGTGGGCGCCATCAAAGAGGCGACCGAGGCGGCGATGGGTATTGCAGCTATGCCACAATTGACCCCGCTGTCCGACGGAATTCTGGAAGAATCCGGATGGAATGCGGAAGCGCCACCGGCGCCCGCAGCGCCGCCTGCACCAAACGGTGCGGCACCAAACGACACTACCCAACCTGTCTAGAGAGGAAGCCATGGGATACACCGAGGAAGATCTGGCCGGCCTGACTGACGAGGAGCGCGCCGCGCTCGAAGAGGCCGAAGCCGAGGACAAGGGCGCAGTTGCCCAGGACGAGGATGACCAGGCCGAGGGCAACGACAAAGGCGCCGAGCCGGAGACTAAGGCTGAGCCCGAAGCGGCAGAGCCGGAGTCCAAGAAAGAGGACGAGCCCGCGCAGCCCGACGAGCTGGAGCAACCGACCAAGGCCGATCCGCCTGAGCCGGCGCCGTTGCTGGTTGCGGATCTCCCATCCGATGTTGACGCGCAGCTAAAGGAGATCGCCGACAAGAAAGCCGAGCTGGTAGACCAGTTCGACAACGGCGATATCACGGCCAAGGAGTACCAGCTACAGCTGGACGCCCTGGCCAAGCAGGAACGCGAGATCGAGCTGGCCAAGCACAAGGCAGAGCTCGCCCGCGAGATGCAGGAGCAGCAGCGCCGGAACGCCTGGCTTGCCCAGGTCGAGGAGTTTACGACCAAGGAGCATCCGGAGTACCGGCAGAACCGCTACTTGTGGGTGGCCCTGGACCAGGCCGTGAAGGAAGTCGCCGGCGACCCGAAAAACGCCGAGCTGTCCGGCTACGAGATCCTGCGGCTGGCCCACGAGCAGGTTCTTGGCAGCATCGTGAAGCAGACCAAGGCAGAGCCCAAGGCGGAAGAGCAGAAGCATCGGCCGCTGAAGGGCAGCAAGTCCGCCCCGCCGCCGACCCTGGCTAAGGTGCCGGCCGCCGAGCCCAATGCGTTCGATGATGGCGAGTTCGCCGTCCTGGACCGCCTGATGGTCGAGGATCCGGAAGAGCTCGAAGAGCGGCTTATGCGGATGTCACCCGAGAAGCGCGACGCTTACCTGGCGCGCGCGTAAGGGGGAACCATAGGGGACCGAATGCTGAAACTGGACATCAAGCCGGGGGAGAGCGTGCGGATCGGCGACGTGGCCGTGATTACGCTCGAAGAGAAGTCCGGAAAAGTCGCCCGGCTGTCCATCCAGGCGGACAAGTCGGTCCCTATCCGCAGAGTCAATAGCCTGACCACGGCCCAGATTGCGGCGGAAAGCGGCCTGGCCGTGGCTGGCTGACCTTTAAGCGACAGGTTGTATTTCCGCAACAGCGGATATAAAATCCAACCATCGATAGCGCAGGATGTGCGTCGTGATCGTTCAACCTTAACCTTCATGAGGCACATCTATGAGTACCACTACGATCCCGTTTGGCGATCCCAAGGCCGTCAAGCGCTGGTCCGCGGACCTTGCCGTGGACGTGCGTAAGAAAAGCTACTTTGAGCAGCGTTTCATCGGCACGTCTGAGAACAGCGTCATCCAGCGCAAGACCGAGCTGGAATCTGACGCTGGCGATACCATCAGCTTCGACCTGTCCGTCCACCTGCGCGGCAAGCCGACCTACGGCGACAACCGCGTGGAGGGGAAGGAGGAGAATCCTGCGCTTCTACACCGACAAGGTGATGATCGACCAAGTGCGCCATTCGGTTTCGGCCGGTGGGCGCATGAGCCGTAAGCGCACGGTTCACAACATCCGTCGCATCGCCCGCGACCGACTCGGTGACTACTTCTACAAGTTCATCGATGAGCTGTTCTTCATCTACTTGTCGGGCGCGCGCGGCATCAATCTGGACTTCATCGAAGACACCAGCTTCTCCGGCTTCGCTGGCAACCCGCTGGAGGCGCCGGATCCCGACCACATCCTGTACGGCGGATCGGCTGTAAGCAAGGGCACGCTGACGGCCTCGGACATCATGAGCCCCATGGTGATCGAGCGCGCCATGGAAAAGGCGGCGATGATGCAAGCCGAGAACCCCGAGACCGCGAACATGGTCCCGGTCAACATCGAAGGCGGCGAGCACTACGTCTGCGTGATGTCCGAGTACCAGGCCACCGACATGCGTACTGCTGCCGGCGGCGCGTGGATCGACTACCAGAAGGCTGCGGCCGGCGCCGAGGGTCGGAACAGCCCGATCTTCAAGGGCGGCTTGGGCATGATCAACAACGTGGTGCTGCACAAGCACCGCAATGTGATCCGCTTCAACGACTACGGCGCTTCGGCCAACGTCGAGGCCGCCCGCGCGCTGTTCATGGGTCGCCAGGCGGGCATCGTCGCCTATGGCACGACCAACGGCCTGCGGTTCGACTGGGAAGAAACGATGAAGGACTACAACAATGAGCCCGCCATTGCGGCTGGTTTCATTGCCGGCATCAAGAAGTCCCGGTTCAACAACAAGGACTTCGGCGTGATCTCCATCGACACTGCGGCGAAGAAGCACAGCTAACGCTGACCGGACGGGCCGCTGGCAACGGCGGTCCACCCTGTAACCAAACTGAATGAGGTAATCACCATGGCTATTTATCAAAGTGGTTGGGCGACCCGGCAGCGCAATACCCCGAATGCGGGCTGCGCCGGCGTCGTGGTGGCTCAGGTGTTCGAGTACACGCTGACTGATGATGTGTTGGCTCAAGGCGACATCATCGAGCTGGGTGTGCTGCCTGCGGGTAATACCGTGGTCGGCGCCAAGCTGATCTGCGACCAGCTGGACACGGGCGGAAATATTGTGTTCGACGTCGGCATCATGTCCGGCCAGGTCGGCGAAGATGATCCGGCCCGCACCTGCGGCGACGAGATCTTCTCTGGCGCCGACGTAGGCCAAGCCGGCGGCGTGGTCGATGCGGACGCTGAAACGGCGTTCCTGATCAACGCTGTTGGCGTGGATCGTTCGGTCGGTGTGGTGATCACGACCGCCGCAGCGTCCCAGGCGACTGCCGGCGCGAAGCTGCGGCTGCTGCTCCAGTACGTCGCTGTCTAAGACGAAGAACCGGGGGCTTCGGCCCCCGATCTTTCAACCCTGCCAGAGAGAGGAAGCCGTGAAAATAGAGTGCCTGATTCACCGACCGGGCGGCACGATCATAGATATGATCGACGGGACGGTTTACCACTTCGCCCCACAAGAAGATGGCCGCCACGTCGCAGACGTCGAGAACCCAGAGCACATCCAAGCGTTCCTGGCTGTGCCGGAAGGGTATCGGATCCTGCGCGATGGACCGGAGCCCGTTGCCACGGTGAAGGCCCCTCCTGCCGATGAGCCGATCAAGCCGACCATTGAGCCCGGCCAGGCGCTGGCTGGGTCTGCTACGCACCCGGCCGAGTTCGAGATCAACGGCAAGACCTATCCCCTTGATGCTGTCGTCAAGCGCGCTTTCGAGGACTCCGGTCTGACCGTCGAGGACTGGAACGACCTGGACGACGAGATCCGCGCCACGAAGATCGACCTGGTTCTGGACGCCATCGCAGACGGCGAGATCGAGATGGAAGTCGAGGAGCCCGCATCCCAGGAAGATGAGCGCGCCGCGCTGATCGAACAGTACAAAGCCAAGTTCGGCAAGGCGCCGCGCGGCCGCATGAGCATTGAAACGCTGAAGGCCAAGCTGGCGGAGTAAGTCATGCCCATTGCCGCCGCCGACCTGATCAGCCGGGCCAGCAAGATCCTACAGGACGAGCAGCATATCCGGTGGGAAGTGCCCGAGCTGCTAGAGTGGATCAACGACGCCGCACGCGAGATCATCGTCCGGCGGCCGGCGGCGCGTGCAGTGACTGATGTGCTGACCCTGGCAGAAGGGACGAAGCAGGATCTCCCGGCGGATTCGGTTGAGCTGCTGGACGTGGTTCGCAACATCAAGGCTGACGGATCAACCCCTGGCCGAGCTATCCGCCGGGTGGACCGGCAACTGCTGGATGACCAGTACCCGGACTGGCACGCCGCCAGGAAGTCCGGGACGATCAAGCACTTCGCCTTTGATGAGCGCTCGCCCAAGGTGTTTTACGTCTACCCGCCGGCGGTGGCTGGGGCGAAGGTCGAGGCGCTGTACTCGCAACTGCCGCCTACGATCACGCAGGAAAGCGAGGCCATCGACATGGGCGCCGAATACGTCAACGTCATGGTGTCGTACATGGTCTACCGGGCATTCTCGAAGGATTCCGAGTTTGCCAACGGCACGGTAGCCGCGCTGCACTACCAGGCATTTATCGACGCCGTGACCGACAACAACCAGATCACGACCGCATTCTCGCCGAATGCCAATAGCGTATGACGGATCTCGACGCCTTCCTCACCAAAGTGCTGCCGTATGCGCCGGGCTGCCCGGAGCCTACGGCGTTCGAGCACATCCGCAACGCCGCTTCGGACTTCTGCGAGACGACCCGGCTATGGCGCTTCTCGGATACGTTCGAGGTTGGCGACTCGCCCAACGTCATGTGTACCCCGCAGAACGCGGTGATCCACGAGATCGAGCGGGCCGACTTCAACGGCATGCAGCTCCGGCCGAAGTCCATCGACTGGCTGGACGAGCATGTTCCCCGGTGGCGATCCGACGAGGACATGCTGACCGCGACGCAGCCGGATTGGTACACCCAGGTCTGGCCGAATACGATCCGTGTCGTACCGTACTGCACGGGACGGCTTAAGGTCTGGCTGCGGCTCAAGCCGGCGCCTGACGCGGACCAGCTGCCCGATTTCCTGTACCGGGAGTACGGCACCGTCATAGGCTGGGGCGCACTGGCCAACATCCTGATGTTGCCGAACCAGACATTTTCCGATCCGAACCGCGCCGTCTACTTCCAAACGAGGTTTGACCAGGCGCTTGGTAGGGCCGCAATCCGTCAGTCTTCCGGCCAGCAACGCGCTCCCGTCCGCGTGAAGGCTTATTTTCTGTAAGGAGGCACCATGTCCGCCGCATCCAACTACACCGAGAACAACGTCATCAATGCGCTTCTGCGCGGAGAGACGTTCCCGCTTCCCACCAACACCTACCTGTCTCTGCATACCAGCGCGCCGGGCGACGATGGCGACAACGAGGTCGATACGACCGCTTGGCCGAGCTACGTCCGCAAGAGCGCCGAGGACGGCGGATCGATTGGCGAAGGCTGGGACGTACCCACCAACGGCACGACCACCAATCTGAAGCAGATCCTGTATCCTTCGATGAATGGATCTTCCGCCGTCACGATCACGCACTGGGGACTCTGGGACGCCTCGACGGGCGGTAACTACCTTTGCGGATCCGCGCTGACTACGCCGCGCACCCTGAACCCCAACGATGTGTTCGTGTTCGACATCGGATCCATAACCATCCAGATGCTGTGACATGAATCTCTACGCGCTCAACGAAACCCCTATCAATGGGTGGGCGGTCTGCAATGGCTCCGGCCATGCGGAGATGTCGCTTAATGCCCAGGGGACGAGCGCGAATGTGGCGCTGGGCTCTGGTACGGCGGAGCTAGAGCTACAGGCCACAGGCGACGGTACGAGGCGCGTGCTTGGCTCCGGGTCTGTGACCATGGAGCTAAATGCCTCCGGCGAAGGGCTGCGCTGGGCAATGGGCGCTGGCCTGGCCCAGATGGTCCTGTACCTGGAAGGCGAGGGCACCGTCACCAATACGACGGCCGGTATCGCCACGATGCGCCTGATGGTGCCGTTGGCGCGCGGCGGGCTGCTGCGGTTTGGCCAGGGTAAGGCGTCCATGACGCTGAACGCCACGGCAGACGGCAGGGTAGCTAACAGCCACTTCGGCGAAGGCGTGGCCAGGATGGAGCTTGCTGCGTCCGGCAACGCCAAATCTGCCCCGGGCGTCAAGGGGAAAGGCCGCTTGGACATGTGGCTGTATGCCGGCGGCGATGGCTACCTGATCACGAAGAACGCCGGCGCCGCCACGATGTCGCTGGAAGCGACGGGACGAGGGTACACTACTCAGTATGCGTATG